TAGCGTCTGCTCTTGATTGCTTTAACTCTTTAGCAGATGGAAGTTTATTAAGGTCTATAGTAATTACCTCTTCTGCAACCTCGTTAAACCTTTTATAGTTGTGTAGGTTTTTAAGAGCCTGGCCCATTGCATCTCTGTCTGACCTACCTCTATATCCACCTTTAGCTGTTTTTTCGCCAGAAACACCAGATGATTTTTTACGCTTTCCTGTAAATTGGTCTAGTTCATATTTACCCTGGGAAACGTGTAATTTTTCTTTTCCTCTAGTTACCCCAATGAGTCCTGGGTATATGGTTACGTCCCAATCATTATATCCTGAGTATGGATTTTTTTGACGCGATTTTACAAAAAAGAAGTTTATCATATTTTTTGCAGGATTAGCCTTTGTACCAAAAGCTGTTTCTGGAGCATTTGCCCAATCTATATCGTAAGTATTTGCCATTCCTTGAAAAAACTGTTTATCGCTTCCAGATAGTTTATTAGCTAATTTTGCAGCAGACTTAGCAGCAAATTTTTCTGTTAACATTTTTTTACTGTATGACTCTATTATTGTTTTCTTTATAGCTTCTCGTATTAAAGACCTAAAATCTGATTTTTTCATTACCAATTTCTCCACATCGGGCTATCGCCTTTTTTCCCAGTTACTATTCCCCATCTTTGACCGGCTGGACCTCCAACCTTTGGAGACATATCTTCATTTTTTATTGCTTTTGAAACAGCCTTTCTTCTATTAGCCAAGTAATCGTCTGTTTTATCTTCATCACCATCATTATCTATATCTCCATCTTCTTGTCCAACAGGGTCTAATTTTTCAGATAAATCATAGTATCTTCCAAGTTTATTACCAAGGTCTTCATATAAGGATTCCAGCCTATTTTGTAGTTGAGCAACTTCATTTGCTGTTTTTTCAAACAATTTAGAAGCCGCGTTTATCTCTTTAACGTCTCTCTTTACGGTTACGGCATCAAACCAATCTTCTGTTTCTCCTAACATAAAATTACCAGCCCCATTAGAAAGACTAGTCATTGTTTCTGCTAATCCTTTTAGGTCGTGTTCTCTATATATTTGTTCTCCATAAGAGTTAAACCTTTGCATTGCTTCTAAAAAAGTGGCTTTTTGTTCTGGAGTTATTCTACCCTCAATTAAAACTTTTTTTAATTTTATTGCCATTACCTATTCTCCTATCTTTTTAGTACGTATACATCTTTTGCATTAGAAACAGTAATTGATGAAATTCCTATTTCATATAATACACCAACAGTTAGCTGTGAAAGGTCAATCGAACCTCCTCTAGCAAGAGTAACTGTGCCAGTAGTACTGGTTTCTCCAAGCAATAATGCTGCTGCTCCTACATCTGATCCAACAGTGAATGCTTTAGTTGCATTATTTACTAAAACAACCTCGTTATATTTTCCAAATGGACCAAATTTATCTAGGTCTTGTGACGCCATTCCTTTACTCATTATTTTTCTCCACAACAAGATTGATGCTTAAGAGGTGGTAATTCGCACTTTCCAGTCATCTCACAAAGAATATCTGACACCAAAACATTTATCTTACTATATTTATCGTTTATTTTATTTACCGTATTTACACTTTCGTTCATGGCCGCTGGTTTCATAAAGGCTCCATGAGTTGATGGATTAGATACAAAATCCCAGCATATCAATTCAAAGTCATCTTTAACTTGAACAGCTTGTTCTCCGTTCTCGTACAACTCTTCCACACTACCCAATCCTCTAGAACTTATTCCTAGTTTTATACCAGATTTTAATAGCTCTTTTAATATATTTCCAGCTGGAGTAGAAAGTACTTCAACGGTTCCCATGACATCATCACCCTTCCACCATACATCTTTTACGTTATGGGATACGTTTTGTAGATTAACAACAGATGATTCTGGATGGTCTAATTCTCCTAAAGCTCTGCTTTCAGCTATATTTACCTTTTTGTAATTTTTAACTTCACGCATTAAAATTTCTTTAGGATAGATTCTACCATTTTGATTTTTTGCATTTGCTCTTTGTAAGCAACCAGTGACTATGACCTTACCATTATTTTGTCGTTCAGACTCCATAATTCGTTGAGGGGACACGTCAAAAGTTGTATAGTCAATTAACAGATTTTTCATAATAATTATATTCTCTTAGAATCGGACTGCACGTTTGTAAAGTTTGCTATATTATTTATCTGAGCTTCTGATATTCTAAATAGTCTAATTTGTTCGTGCATTGGTAATTCCCAGCCAATGTATTCTTTTCCTTCAAAAACGTATTTTGTGCTCTTGATATTTTGTCTGAATTGTGGCCAAGTCAAAACACTTTGCCTAACGAATTTTCCCATATTCTTTCCCCGTTTCTTTTATGATGCTATTTCTCTTAATTTATGCGATACCTTAATCAGTCTTTCAGCTATCTTAGTCATTCTAGGCCTAGTAGATTTCCAATATCTATCAGAAGAAACTCCATCTTCCTTTTTTAACTTAACTGCTCTTCCAATTATTCTTTCAATTTCAAAAAGTTTTTTATTTATTTCTTGGATTGCACCGTTTACTTTTTGCCTTGAATTTTTTGTACTGTCATTCTTGAATGCAGGATAATTTTGATTGTATATTTCCTTAACCATAGTATATCCTGTACTGTTTGTTGCGTTTTCTTTTTCTTTGTCTTTATCAGACTTCTTATTTCCAGAAAATGCATGAGGCGTTGAGTATCCTGCTACGTTAGAAGTTGTACTTGCTTCGTCCATTCCATCGCCACAAGACCCTTCATGAACCTCTCCACACATTTCACAAACAGTGCCTTCTTCTTTAATAATCTCAGCAATTATTCTTTCTAGCTCTTTACTAATTGACACGTTTACACTCCTCTAGTAATTCATATACGTTCATCATTGTTGCTAAATATGTTTCATTTACAGTTTTTGATTTTTCTATCTTTTTTAGTTGATGTGCAACTTCTT